TATCATTGTATTTTGCTCTCTTAACTAGATTTGTTGTTTTATTATTCCAATATAACCCTTTGTAAGGTGTAGGCTCTACATTTCCTGTATAAACTGCGAATGCAGGATAAAATGTTAATGCCACATAGCAACTCTTGATTTCTGCTGTATCGTATATTATTGGTGTTTGATAGTAGAACCCATAGAAATATCTATAAGTCCAAACTTCTCTTGAACTCTCGTTATATAATGACATTTTTGTATCTAATATTTCCCACTGCGATGTTTGCGAGTTATATTTTTTAGGTAAGTATATTGTTGAATCTAACCAATTCTTGGTTGTATCTGTAGGTGCTGTGTTACTTACAACTACCGGTATAAAATCTGATTTCTTGGGTATTTCTATTATTTGCTCTATTTTAGTTAAATCTTTTAAATCATCTGGTGTCAGTATAATACCAGGCTCATACAATGAGTAAGGTTTTTCTACTTCTGTAAAATCTGCCTCATTAAGGAACATTAGTCCTACGCAGACATTTCCTTGTACTATACTGTTTTTTATGAAGTGTGATATTGCCATTTTGTTTTCATTTTGATTCAATGTAATAGGTTCTGTGATATTGAATATATGTGATACTGTATAGTCTTGTCTTCCATCAAGCTTAATAACTCGTCCACTCAGTGTATTTTCATTAGCATTTTTGCCGTCCGCCCAATATTCGTTAGAAGTTGTATAAGCGAAGTAGTTTTGAGCACTTAACAATGATTTTCTTGACAGTTCTGATACTTGCCAACCACTGTTGTACACATACATTTGATTTTCTATGTAACTTCCACTATTGGCAGTACAATACCAGTATGCTCCTTCAGTAGGATTGTCAGGTGGTGTATCTGACTCTTGATATGGATATTTAGCGTGTGCTAGCCAGAAATTATTATCATTAATCATTGCACTATTTCTAATTAAATTGTTTCCACCGGTTCTTTTAGTTGCAAATTCTAAACTTTGATTGGCTAGCTCCAATGTTGCAAGCTTTTCTTGTGTTTGTTCGTTTATTGCTTTGACTGACTCTTTGATTGAGTCTGCTGTTTGACTTATTTGTGAGTCTGTTTCACTTTTTGTGTAGTGATTTTCTTTTACGTTTCGTTTGGTTTCGTATGTGTCACTTAACCCATTATCTCTAACATATGTGATTTTCGCATTTGCTGTACTTGTTATATTATTAATACCTCTAAATAATGTAAAATGTCTTAATTTCTCCCACGCTTCTTTTTGGTCTTCTGTATAAGGTACTATTTCTTCTTCGGCTAGCTCGTATTCTACAATTACTGGTGTGCCATTTGCGTATTGTTCTGATAAGTACGCTTTAAAACCTGTTACATCAATTGAAGTCAATCTAGTTTTTAAGATTTGAAATATTATTAATCGATGAGGAGCCCACAGATTATCTGTAACGCATTCTACATCTCTATTTTCCTTATATGCTAGACTATCATAGACAAAATGGCTACACACTTCTTTAGTTATATAATTATTTTGCTTGTTGATAAGACTTTGATTATTAATGTAGAAACATGCACAATTTTCGTGTTGTCTATTACCTAATACAATCTCTTCATTTCCTGTAAAAGTATACTGCTTCCTTGTGTGATGTGTTCCGTCATTTGTCAGATAAGAATCTTCATATAACTTTTGCCCTTCTGATAGTGGAAAATATTCTTTTCGTCCTTGGTATGGTTTGTAAGGTCTCATTACTGTGCCTTTGTTTAATTGAATTTCATAATTTTCAAATATACTTTTAAAGATTTCTTTATTATTTGCATATATAACTAACTTGGGAGAAGTAAAACTAGAATCTACTGTTATCGTTCTGTTAGATACAACTCCTGCAGTATTTAATGCTATATAAGGCTTAATAACATCTTTGAACTCACTATAACTGTTTCCATAAGGAACAACTGCAACGACACAACCTGTCATTTTAGTTCCTTTTAATTTTCCAGAAAGTTTATAAGTTTCTCCTTGTTCTAATGCAACAGGGCAAATCCAATAATCTATTGGCTTACTATAATCATCAATGTTATCATTATACAAATTTTCCCCTTCATCCTTAAATTCAAGCGAATTGTAAGGTACATAAGGTTTCGCTACTGTGCCTTCTTCCACTTGGACATAATAAGTTCCGTCTTTAACTTTATTATAATTAGTTCTTGATTTAATATACCCCACATAAACATATCCTTCATTGTTAGCTTCTACTGTTTGAGTTTTTCCCAATGCAAAAGATGCACCTGAACTTTTCGTTAAATCATTAATTGCATATAGCAAATTATCACCAGACAACAAAGGAACATTTGAACTAAAAGTAGCAACCTTACCTTTACCTATAAATATAGGAATTGCTTTAGCTAGACTTGTTATGCTTTGATAAGCAGTCCAATCTACTTCTTTTGTAGTATCAAACCATAAATAATTAAACTTGTTCCTTCCCTCTACATTTTTTATTGGACTCGGATAATCTGGGCTAGGGCTTGCTCCGTATGGTTCCCAAGATGATGCTCCAGCTGTTGCACTATCTACAACTTCCATTTGTATACCAATTTTATAATTGTTAAAAATTGCTCCTTGTCCAATATAATAATTAATCATCACGATTGTGCCTATAGCTTCTGGTTTTTTTGCGTGTGTGGTGCTACCTATCCACCCCCAAGTAATTTTTTCTTCAATTTTAAGATTAGCTAAGGCAAAACCATTGCCAGACATACTTCCATTAAACTCTTTTATTGACAATCTATAGAAATTGTTTGGACTAACTTCAAAATGTTTTTCAGTAAGTAATAAATTATTATCCATTCCTGCTGTTGCAGTTCCATTCAACGTATATGTTCCATCTCCATTATTTGTGAATGTTACACCATTGTTTGTAAACGTATCACGAGTTAGATTTGCTCTGTTCTTCCCACTTCTCGTTGCCTGTTGGCTCTCGCCCTCTAGCATTATATCTATTAATGGTTCCGCAGATGCATCATCTATATATATGTTCTTTCCTTCTGCTGTACCTTCTATTTTTGTTATGTTCTCTACTGATTGCTCTACTGATGATACTTTACTGGTTATTCCATTTACGTCTTGCTCTACTTTGGTTATCTTTTGTGTGTTCTCTGTGGTTTCTTCGGTTAGTTGAGTTATTTTTCCATCTATCTGATTAATATTTGACTCCACTCTTCTGTTTATAGTTCTTTGTGATGGTGTTCTAGTAGTTGTTTCTTCTTTTGCTTTACATTGTATTTTGCTTTCAATATTTGCAATCCAACGTCCTGAAAATTGCATTGAACCTTGGTATATTACATTTTTACCATCTATAACAACGATATCTCCTGTATCTAGTGCTGGATCTATTATGCTTTCGCCCTCAAAACTATAAAATTCTAGTCCTTTTAATGTGTTATAAATATTATTGATTTGATCTTGATCAACTATGTACATATTGTCTTGGCTGATATAAACTGTATTGCCTGTTGTATCTCCTTTTTCAAATAGTTGTATTCCATCATCATACCTTACACGTGTTATTTTAAATTTTTCTCCCCATTTAAAAGTCTTAAATAACTTTAATGGAAGTGTAACTGAACTTTCTCCGATTGTTTTTATATATAGTTTTCCATCTCTACCTATTACTGCTATTCCACCAGCTTGTTCTGCTATATAACTTAAATAAATTCTTGCTGATACTGTATTGTCGTACACTGCTATTTCCTTATTCATGTTTAAAAAAGAAGTAGAACCGAAGTTCTACTCCTGCTTTTGTACATAAGTCTTGTAGTACCTGTATTATTTTTGCTTTTCCATTATTACTATCTATTAGTGTTTTTCCATTATAATTAAATTCAAATTTAATCATATTATCGCGTAATTTAAATGTTACTGTGTAATCGTCTTCTTTGCTTATATCATCCACATTAAATACTCCAACAGGTATTATTTCGCCTGTTATTCCACTCTTGATTTCTACTTTGTTTATAGTTGCAGGTATTACTGATTTATATAATTTTAGTTCTATGCTTTGTGCTTCTATACAGCCCAATGCAAACTCATCACTTGAGAAAGCTTTTTTCGAGGGTTTACAGTCTAATATATATTTAGAATCTATCTCCGTGTCATTTATGTATACTTTTAATAAATGAGTTACATTGTATACTTTAGACTTATAGTTATTACTTGTACTATACATTAACTATTTGCCCCCTCTACCGCTGTTTTTTGTGCTTCTGTTAATTCTTTTTGCATTAAATTAAAAGAGCACTTCCATTTTGTTTTGGAAGTACTCTTTTCTTTTTCTGTACTTATCATTTCGACTTTTCTTTTTGATACTCTAAACTTTGCATTTTCTAAAAAACCTCCATTTACTACTGGAACTTTAACATCCAATATAAATGGGTTTTTATATGTCTTTTGTATAAGTTGTTCTGCTTCTTCTTCTGTGTTAAAATCCCATGACATAGAAAGCTTTAACATTCCTACAGCTATGGGATTATCTATTAAAGAACCATCAACAATAGAAGAATAACTGTCTTTGTCTGTATCTTCTATGTCTGCGCTATATGTTGACGGTGTCGGTAAATTTCCTGTTTCTCCATGTTCTTTCCATAACATAATTTTATCCTCCTACTAATGCTTCTATGTCTTTTCCTGATTGTCTTTTCATATCTCTTAAATTGTCTAATAATATTTGTCCTAGTTTTGTACTTCCTACGTTTACTGTAAGATTTATAGGCCTATCGCTATTTTCGTTATTATAATTTGATAAAACATCTTCAAACGTTTCTCTCATTATATTTTGTGGGGCTGTTATTTCTGGGTTATTGCTTGCTCCTGCATATTCTCCGAAAATTGCTAGTGTTTTTTCATAAGCGACATTTCCCTTTGCTAATCTTGGTAATGATACTTCGCTCATATAGCCGATGTTAAATCCAAATTTTTTTCCGCCCATTCCTGGAACCCAATCTGGAATGTCGAAGCTTAAATTATTCATTACTGATATTACCTTATTTATTCCTTTTACAACACCATTTGCCATACCCTCGATTCCACCTAAAATAGAGTTTATAATTCTTTTTATTGTGTTCCATATTCCATTGAATATATTGGTTACTGTAGTTTTTAACCCATTCCAAACATTATTCCAGATATTTTTTATTCCTTTAAGTACGTTTGAAATAGTATTTTTTATTCCATTTATTACTCTAGAAATTGTGTTTGTAATAGCATTCCATACTGTTGTTATTACATTTTTAATTCCATCCCAAATGTTACTAAAGAATGTTGCCACTGCATTAAATACTGTTTTTACTATATTTAATATTCCATTCCATAAATTGCTCAAAAACTCTTTGATTCCAACCCATACAGTTTTTATTGTATTTATAATGCTATTCCACAAATTAACAAAAAATTCTTTAATATTGTTCCATATTTCTTGTAATTTTTCTATTATTTTTATCCATAAGTCTTGAAACCATTCTGATATAGTTCCCCAATTCTTTACAACAAGTATAATTGCTGTTATGGCTGCTATAATTGCTAGTATAATTAATGTTATTGGAGATGTTAAAATTGTAAACAAGCCCATTAATCCATTTAATATTGCTTGTGCCACATTCCATAAAACTATTGCACCAACTAATATTGTAATAGCCTCGCCTACCGCTTTTAGTATCTCTACTACTATTCCATTTTGTGCTATTGCCTGTAATGCATCTCCAACTGTCTTTAATACATCTCCTATTGCCGAAAGTACTATTTCTAATATTATTTCCGCCATATCTGATAAGCCTGATACTATTGGTTCTATAAATTGCACAATACCACTGAATGCACTTATAATTCCATCCAAAAATGATTGAAATCCTGTACTTGAAACTAATTTTAAAATAGCTTTAGTAATATTGTTTATCATATCAGCAATACCTTGAATTATCTCTGTGCCACTATTGTTGTTGTTCCAAGCATTTGCCCACGCAGTTCCTATTTGTCCTATTGAATTTAATATGTTTGCAATTATAGAATATATAGTACCAGTAGTGAATAATGTCTCTAAACTCTTCCACATAGCACTAATTGCTTGTCCTATTCCACTAACAGCATTTTTAAAAGCTTCTTGGACTTGCTTTCCATATTTATTCCAACTATAGACAAGCGGTTTAAAAAAGTTATACATTTTTTGAGCCAATGGCGACATCTGATCATCTATTCCAGCTAAATCAAAACTAGGAGCTGTTGTTCCTCCACTCCCACCATCCGAATTATCTTTGTCCGAAATATTATTTATTTCACTATGGACGCCTGCTAACGCTTTTGTTTCCTGTTTTGCTTTTTTTGCACTTCCAGCCATGCTAGCATATGAACTTGCACTTGCTTTTGCAAATATATTAACTCCTGTTAATGCATAAGCAACACTTTGAATAGCTTTCATTAATTGATATACTAGATTAGTGACAAATTGAATTACTGGTGCTAGTGCACTACCCATAGCATATTTCATATAATTTATGTTTTCACTTAATTGCTTTGCTCCTGCATTTTGGCTAGATAGCCATGCATTTGCACACCCACTTAATATTGAATAAATTCCTCTTAATGAAAATAATGCCATTGCATATTTTAAAACATGTCCTAATCCGTTTTTTAAACCTGTTCCCATTCCTTTTATATTATTAGTTATATTTTGAGTAATTTTAGGTAGACCTTTAAAACTGTTTTTCATCTTTGATATGCTTGGCTTTACTTGGTCTATTTTTTGTTTAAATCCACTAAAAAAACTAGTCAATTTTCCTTGACTAATTGCTGTTTGATTTATTTCTTGTTTTAATTGTGTCATTTTGTTTTTTGCTTCACTAAGTTGTTTATTATACATTTCTATTTCAGTATATAATTTTTGTGCTTGATTATTTAACGCTGTAAAATCTTTATTGTTTCCTAATGCATTATTCACTGTTGTATCCATTGCTTTATCATTAGGGTTTATTCCTTCTGGTGTTACACTTTTTCTAGTATCATCCACAATTTTATCAATCTGAGGATTTATTACGTTTAATTTCATTTGTCGAGCATTTATTTTTTCTTGCAAACTATCTATTTGTTTTTGTACTTGAGATATTTGTTTTTGTGCATCTTTATTATTTACTTTTATTGCTATTTCATTGTTTTCTGAACTTTTCTTTAAATTTTGTATTTTCTTTTTCATAAAATTAACTGCTTGATGTAACTTACTTGTCATTGCTCTAGTATCTACTTTTGAAAAAGCCTCTTGTGCTTGCCTTATTGTTTGCTTTATAGCTGGTAAAAACTTTTGAAACTCTTTTAAAGCCTCTTCTACTTGTGCTGTTACAATTATCTCAATTTCTTCTACTGTCATATTTTCACCCTCTTTCTTTTTAGGCATAATAAAAAGCACCAGATTTAATCTGATGCCTTCATAAGTAAGTGTTTTTTTTCTTAATTATTTTAGCAATTCCGCTTTTTTTCTTTCAAATTCTTCGTTGGTTATTATTCCATCTTCACACAATTGTTTATATTTCCTGATTTCGTCAGCATTTGAAATATTACTGCTTATCTTATTGTTTTTTTGCTCATTTCTAGCTTTATTTATTGCTTTTTTTATTTCCTCATTCAAACCTTTTCTTAATATTTTTATTATAAAAGTTTCTGTTATTCCATTAACCCTTAATTCTCCTGTTTTAAATACACTTATGTGTTCATCAATTGATTGTATATCTTCTATTCTTAACTGTTTTTCATTGGTAGTCCCTATTACTGAGTTACAAAAAATTATTCTTTTATTGGTTATTACAATCACTCCACTTAAAGTATTTTTTATTTGCATAGCTCCACCAAAGAAATTTTTTTGATTTCTAAAACTAGTATCAGTTTTTGGACTTATAGAAATATTTGTTACTAATGCATATAATACTTCTTCATTGCTTTCAACTAATTTTTGTGCTTTTATAATTGCACTTCTATTAAGAATGTTATAAGTCTTGTTATTTTTTACATACTCTTCGATATTCATAATCAATCTCCTTTTATAATTATAATAATTTGCAAGTGCTTTTATCAGTTGTTTCTTATATATAATAAGGATTTGGTTTAAATAACAATGCTATAAAATCTATTATTATTCCTACTCCAAATAATCCACAAGTAAATAGATATAATATTCCCATTCCTGTTTTGCCTTCATAGAACTTGTGTGCACCTAGAAATCCTAAAAATGCACAAAGTATTATTGCCACCCATTTATTTTTTGGTCTACCAGATACTGCTCCAATATTCTTATTCATATTGGTGTTAGTGTTTGCATTATTTATTACAACCTGAGGTTGTTCTCCTTTTAATTGTTCAACTTGTCTTCCACAGTGAGTACACATAACCGCATCTTCTGGAATCTTTTCACCGCAAAATTTGCAGAATTTAGTTTTTATTTGTATATCTTCCATCTTCTATATCTCCTTTTATTATATTATATAAAGAAGTATAGCACTTTTATTCATGTATTTTTGTCGAAACTTGTCGAAAAAATTATTTTTTTTCTTTTATCATAAGAAGTCTCATCTTTTTTGTTATTTCTTCTGGTGACTGAATGTATTCTTTTTCTTCATCTTGAAATAAATTTTTATAATTATCTCGAATAGGGATTATTTTTGGATTTCTCGATAAGCTATCTGCTCTTATTAATTTATTTGTTACCGCTTCCTGTAAATTAATCTCACGTTTTAAATCGTCAGCATTTTTAGCCAAATGAGTTTGGCAATAAATATTGATTTCTGAATATCTACTATTCCAAAATTCAAACGGTTTCATATTAAAATAATATGCCAAAGACTCTGTTGCATAAATCAATTCAATTAAATTATTTGTATTTTTTATTCTTAAAATTATATCATTTAGCCCCTGAAACCTTGAAATTGTTCCTCTGCTATTTTGCTCATTGCATTCTCTGCTGATTTTTGAACTAATTCGTTCATATTCATTGTTGATAAAGGATTTGATATCAATTCTTTTAATTCTTTCTTGGTCATTTTCTTTTTGAAAAAACCCTCTTCGTTCAAAGCCTCCGCAATCTTTAAATATAAATCATTTACAACTATTCCTTCTTTTCTGCAATCGTCTATAAAATCATATACTTCATCTATTGAATTAAATGCACTTTTCTCATCTTCTGTTTCTGCTAATTTTAATATAATTTTAGCCAAAGCTTCTATATCGCATATAGCATAAGCTTTTGTAAAAGCTTCTTCAAAATTTTTATTTTTTAGTAGGTTAGCTATTTCTACTATTTTTCTTGTTTTTATTACTAAATTAATTATTTTATTTTTGGTTTCTATTATCATATTTTCTCTCCTTTGCAAAAGAGAGAAGGCTTATTCTGCCTTCTCAGTATTTTTTTCTGTTGTGCTAGTTCTCTTTATGGTTCTGCTCCTAGCACTCAATTTTGCAGAACTAGGCTGTGGGCAATCCTTTGCTTTCTGTTATTTCTGAACTTCTATAGATTGTTAATTTTGATTTTAACATATCATCTATAGCAATTTCACTCATTCCTATATAACATGTACCTGTAAAATACCATGTTAGTGGTTTTCCACTTTCTGTAGCTGTCTCTTCTGGTAATTGAATTGCCCAATACCCATTTGTCTTAGCTGTTTGAACTGCTTTTAATTCATCATATTGTTCCTCTTTAAATAGTATTTCTATTTCTAGATTTTCTGCTTTTTGTCTGCCTTCTGTTTGTCTTTCATCTGGTATGTCTAAAGCACTATATGTTATTCCCTCTGGTGCTTTTAAAAATTCTGGAATACTTTGTACGAGAGCTACTTGTTTTCTTTTAGTTTCATCTTTTAAATCTGCTAAAGTATCAGCATGAAATAATTTTGTTAATGTACTTGCTTTTGGTTCTGGCATTTTTTATTCCTCCTTATTATCTTATAAAATTAAAAGAACTCGTTATAGAATTATAACGAACTTCAAAAGTTATTGTTATACCGTATTTTTGCAGTATCAGGTCATATACTGCAGGACTGGTATTAGTCCTTATTAAATTTAATTCTTGAAGTCTTGTACTAACTTCATCTGTCATTTGCATTGCTTGTCTTTGTTTTTCATTCCAACAAGTGATTGATATTTGAAATGTAGAACGAATAGGAAATGCGTTTTCTGTTAGATTTACTGATTTCAAAGGTGTATGCAATTCCAATATAGGAAATTTACTTTCTGTATTTGGATTACTTAAAATCGGTTTATTCTTATACAAATTTTCTAGCTTTTCATATACTAAATCGCTAAAGTCCTTTATACTTAAATCTTTCATTATTTGCATACCTCCTTCAACATTTCATCTAATTTTTTCTTGACTATTTCTGTATTTTCATTTCTACTTTCAAATTCAGCATCTCCCATAAAGTGGTTTGCTTTAGTTCCATGAGCTATGTAAAAGTCCATTCCTTTTATATTTATAACTGGATACGGTAATGCTCTATCCACTTTATTTACTGGAATGAACCACTCAGTAAATCCACTTTCAATAAAATGTTGTGACTTTCCTACGTGTTCCATTTCAGCATTAGAGCCTGTGCCAAAGTATTCAAAAAACAAATAGGATGCTCCATTTGCCATAAATTTAGAAGGGTCAGCAAAAACCCTTCCTTTCACTTCTTTGGTTGACATATCAATCATTTCGACTAATATGCCTTCTTCATTATGTCCTTTTTCCAACCTTATAGCGTAACCTCTAATGTTTTTTAATACATCTTCTGTTATTATTTTTGCAGTTTGTGGTAATTTTTGAATTATAGCATCTATATTTTTAAAATTATGTTTTACTTTTATATTACAATTGAAATTTATCATTGTATTTTCTCCATTCTATACACATATGTACTTCCTATTTTATTTTTATCTAGTACTCTATATTCTGGAATAAACTTCTTTAATTTTGAGATATCTTCAAATGATATTCCATTGCCTTTTTGTATATCATAATCTCTAGTCGTACGACCTTTATATGTACTATAATCCACTTCACCTGTAGACTTTCTATCTAACTCGTTGACATCTTGTTGCATGTTCAAATATGCATATGGCTTTTTTTTGCTCATTGGTTTAAATTTCCATACCTTTTCCGTTTCTCCGTGGTCTTCTATTTCTTCATACTCTGATATATATACTTTTGTTAAATCTCGTAATAGCATTACTTGAATATCCTTATTGAAGCAACATCAATTTTTAATTTCTTTTCTATATCATTAAATGAACTTGAAATAGAACCCTCATTGCGACTTAATAGTCCTTCTGAACCTCTAGCATTATATTCAGATATAACGGCTTTTTTTATGTATGGAAATAATTTATTATCAGTTTCTTTACGATTAGAAGCATCACAGGCAATAGAAGTCATATCTACTATGATGTCTTGTATTATATTATCTGTATCTTCAATATAATTTGCTCCTAATCTTTGCTTTATTTGTTCTAACATCTATTGCCTTCCTTTCTATCCTTTTGAGATTATTCTTGCTATAGCAATTTCTTTATGGTTATATGTATTTCCATCAGAACCTACTACTAAATCCCAGTTTGCTCCATCTGCTAATTCTTCATCTGTTGGTGAATCTGTTGCTTGATTTTTCATTAAGTAACTAACACCATGAGGAGCCATTACTTTTCTTTGTCTTTCATATAAGTAATCTCTATCATTATCAGCATCTCTATCCATTTCATGAGGTACTTTTGCTCCTAAGTCTTCATAGTCAAATGCTCCTTTTCCGAAAACATAAGTAACATACTTAGAATCTCCATATCCTGAAACTTCATAATAGTTTCCAATATTTTCAACAGAAGGTTCTGCAACTGCTGTATAATTTGTTCCGCTTTTTGTATAATATGTTTTTCCTTCTGTTAAAGTTTTATCAGAAGTTTTTGCATATATTGGGTCTCCCTCTTCTTCTGTTATTTCGTCATATTCAATTAATAATTTTCCATTCCATGTATAAACATTTAGTTCTCTTTCAATTCCATTTGGGTCATTATATCTTAAGTTTGTTACTAATTTTTTTCCTTCTAGATTTGTTACTATTACAGAGTTTGCTACTGCTAATTTAAAGTTTCTTCTTCTATCTCCACATGCTTTTTGTAACGCTGTATTTAATGTTGTTTCAGCTACTGATGACTCAGTTTCTCCTGATATATCATATGTGTGTTTTGAAGCAAAAACTTTACCTGCATCTGATTTCATTGAGAATAATGCTTTTGTTATAATTAATAATACATCTTCCCATGCGCTATCCCAGTAATCTCCTAGTTGGTCTGCAACTTGACTCATAAAGTCTTTTTTAGATGTTACATCATATGTAAAGTCATCTTCATAAAACTTGTCTTTTCTACCAATAACAACAACACCTTGTTTATATGTTGGCAATGTTTTTCCTTCATCATATTTTGTTTTTCCATCATAGTTTACTGGTTTGCCTTTTAATCTTCCTATCATTGGAATTATTCCATATTCAGCACCAGTTTGTGATGCAAACATTTCTCTTATTTTATTGTTTCCTTGTAATACTCCTGATTTTATTAATAAATTTAATCTTTCTTGTGGAATTGTGTCATAATAAGCACCGAATGCTCTTTCATTAAAATATTTTTTGTTAAATGTTCCTGTACTTGTAAAATCTGCCATTTTTTATACCTTCTTTCTTTTAATTTTTATATTTTGATAATTTGCAAAGTTCTTCATAAGTCATTTGACTTTCTGGTTTAGAACCTTCAATTGAATCTCCTGTTTGAGGAGCAGGTTCTTTAGAATACTCATTTATTGCTTTTTCTCTATCTGCTTTTGATACTTTTTCAAATATATCTAATTTTGAATTGATACTTTCAGCAGTTTCTCTTGAAAAATCAATAGTATCTATATATCCTAATGAGATACCTCTTTGATTTGCTTGACGAATTGTTTCGTCTTTTAATCTGTAAGCATTTAGTTCATTTTCAGCCTTATTTGCTCTTGCTCTCTCCTGCTCCAATTCGTAAGACTTCTTTTGGTCTTCGTCCATTTTTGCAAGTTTATCAGCCTCTGCTTTTTTGGCTTCCATTTCTTCTAACATTGCTTGTCTTTCTTTTTGCTTTTCAGCATTAATCATCTTGTTTACTTCATCTCTTGTATAAGTTTTTTCTTTATTTCCTTCGACATTTGATGGTTCAACTTTTTCTACACTCTCGGCAGTAGATTCCATATCTTTTTTCATTTCTTCATCTTTATTATCCATGATGAAATTCCTCCTTTAACTTTTTCGGCTGAGTTATAACCAAACTATTTTGACTTTTTACGGAAGTCTAACCAAACAAAATAGACAGTTTAAAGCCATATCTAGGGCATAAAAAAAAGAGCTAGTCGACTTAGCTCTTTGATTTATAATTTTAAAATATTAATAACTTATTTATTATCTTTATTCTTTGCTTTCATATATCCTTCTGCAAAATTATATTTAAATACCCATATAACCGGTCTAAATATTGTAATTACCGTAAATATAATCCAATACCAAGTTGGCATTTGTAATTTAATGCTTAATATTAAAACTAATAACCACATATTATTTATCCTCCCTTGTCACTCCTTTTATAGCCCAAAATTGTGCTTCTTCTAATTTTGTTAATGCTAATGATGTTTCTCTACTTGGTTTACACTTTAAATCAATTTCATCATAGATAATTGAGAAACATTCTCTTATATGTTGTATTCTGTTATTTTTTTCTTCATCTACTGCTAAATATTTTGCTCTATCGTTCATTTTTTCACCTTCTTTCCATAATAAAAGCACCTATTTTAAAAGTAAGTGCATAATTTATATTTTTTTGCATAAACTATTGATTATTAACCTAATTTATAGTATAATTAAGTTAATAATATTATTGTTGAAGGTATGTGACCCCCTTTTGGGTTGCACCACCTTCTTTTTTTATCTTCTTTTTAATATTTTAAATATTTCGTTGTTTTCCATTAATATTACAGTATTTATCCAGCTTCTATGTTTAGAATAAAATAATTGCTGTGCTTGTTCTATGCTTTCAGTCCTATCTAATCCTGACTTATGTATATCTATTACAAAGTTATCAGCTTGTCCACTTTTGTGTTTGAATAAATCATAGATTGTAGTTCGAGATTTTCCTGTTGGTTCTTTTAAATCAATTTTTATATTTCCTATCATATAATCTGGTGTTTTTATATTTTGTGGATTTAATACAACTGGTATTAGCCTAACTTTTCCTCCATATATTTCTCCTAATATTTTAGCGACTTCTTTTTCTTTTTCTGTATGTTTCATTAGTACACTTTTGCCATCAACAGCATATTTATTGCCGTTTTCATCAATATAATATTGTTGTTCTACTACTTTGTAATGCTTTTTGTTTCGTTTTAAAACCCTAGTTGTTACATCTTGATACTCCATATTTAATTTTCTGTTTAATTCTTCTCTAGGCATATTGTTTTGATATACTAATGTACTTCTGCAATGATGATAATGCCCGCATTATGGGAGGCATATTTATACCGCAAGACTAACCCATAAATTTTGAATTTTTTTAGTTCTAATTCTTTTGCAGTATTTCCATAATATCTTGTAAATTCATTAGAACCTTTTATATTAAATATTTGTTCATCTAAGCTTTGGCACATTTTCGTTGTTGACTCGTCCTCTACTGCGACAAATCTAACTTTTGAATTATCTTCCGTTACTTCTTTTATTCCCTCAACTTTGGCTAAATTATTTAGTCCTATCATTTGCAAATCTGCTGCACCTGATATTTTGTCATTATTTATATTAAGTTTTTGATTATTTTGCCTGTTTATTATCGTTTGAAACTCACTAGAATTGATTTCTAGGTCTCTTTGTTGTTGTATATTTAAAATTGCCTGTTTGTATAATTGTTGTGTATTATATTGCATTGTAGCTTCAATATACTGTTTCCAATTAAAGCCACTATAATTTGGTTGATCTAATAATGCAAGAAATAAAGCCATCGCTAATATTGATGGCTTTTTCTTTTTATTTACTTCTTGTTGTCCTTGTTCATAGTAATAATTGGCATCTTCATACATTATTTGTTTTTCTTGTTCTTCAAGTTTGCTTTGTTCTTCTATATATGCACTATAAATTAGTAATTCTAATATTTCACTATTTTTTACTCTTGTTCTTTTGTAAATATTGTTTGCTAATACAGTAAAGTAATTATTATTTTTTAGTAATCCTTGTTCTTTCCAAGACTCTATATATGTATTTATTCTTTTCTTAGTTTTATTATCTATAATATTGTAGATATTTTCTGTTGTAAAATTAAATGTATCAAATATTTCTTGTAATCTGTTTTGTGTTTGTCTTGATGTTTTATTGTATAGTTGTTTTAATTGTTTTACATATTTGTCATGTTGCTCCCACATATAAAACACCTCTATTCTTCTTTATTGATTTGTTTATTAACTACTTTAGTTTGTTCTTTCTTATTATCTGCTGTTAGTTTTTGTGCTTTTTGTGTGTCTGTTAAGTCTGTCACTTTATCATCTTGTTTATCTTCTTTATTATCTTGCTCTGCTCCTGCTTGTCCCATCATTTGCATTTGTTGTAAATTCTTTTGAATATTTTCTTCATTTTGTAAGTCCATTTTTGCTAACTCACTTGTTGCATCTAAATCAAGTCCTAATAAGTTTATGACCGTATCATCACTTACTAATCCTCTTATTTTTAATGCATTAGTAATCATTGTTGCTACATCAGAAGGTAAATTTCTATTTAGTTTTATTTCAATATCTCTAAAATCATATGTTTTACCTTTTTCTTTATTGAATTTTTCTAATATTATTCTCCATCTTCTTTTTAAACCTTCTTCGAAATCTCCTTCAAATGTTGCTATATATTGTTGTAAACTAAAGAATTTCTTTTCAAGTGCTGCATTATTATCTGCTTGTGTAAAACCTAAATCTGTCATATTAGGGCAAAATGAACACAAACAAATAATATCAATCAATGTCTTTTTGTGATTTTGTAATGCCGTATCGTTTACATTCTTTTCAACCCAAGCTATATCACTATTTACATCTTTATTTCCATCAAGATATCTTACTCTACTTGTTAATACATACTCATCTTCTTTTTGTCTTGCAGGGTTTATAATATCTTCGCCTTTTTCATTTTGTATAATCATCGGATTTTCTGGTGTATATCCTCTAACTTTCAATATTGCTTCATCATTATATTTAAATACATTTCTTGAATTTTGAATACATCTCTCATATGCTCTTATTAAACTGATTACAGGTTCAAAAATTGCTATTCCATCGCAATTTTCTATTGCTGTTGCTGGTATATCATCGTCCCATTTTTTAGGTTGTTGTTCTTTTATGTTTTCTTTAAATAATGGTTCATCTTTAAATTTTTGTTCATACGCTGGTGTACCAAATATTTTTCTTTTTTCAGGTGTATCGTAATAATATCTTTTTCCATCTGCTGTTGTTAATTCTATCATTTGTTGATATTCACCATTTGCCATATATGTACGAATTATTCTGTATATACCTATTAAATTCTTTTTAGCTGAATAATCCCATATAGCGATAGTTTCTAATGCATCACTTCTTGCTATTGTTATTTCTCCTGTTTTTTCGTCTTTATAGTATATTTCATAGCAAGCTCTTTTTATTAAGTAATCTAATACCATATGTAAAAAATGTGAAGCATCATTATTATAGTCATTTATATGTTTAATTAATTCTTTTATTTCTATTATTTCTTTTTCGTCATTAGTTTCATGATTAAATAGTTCTTTGATTATTTTGTCTTTATCTTTATTAAATGCTTTTACTTTATATGTTGGTGCTTTTCCTCCAAAATAACCGGCAGACATAACACTTATATATCTCTCAAGTGGTACTTTTATATCTTCATCATCTAAACTTGCTAGTTCTTCATCTGTTAATTTTCTTCTAAAATTCTCATATAATTCTTTTCTAACATCTAATTCTAGTTGTGTTTTAAAATATATATCTGTTATACTTTTTTCTTCCACTAATCTTTCTTTACTATATCTTAACATTGTTTCCTCCAATCAAAAAACACCTACTTTTTAGTAGATGTTACATATTTATAAAAGACTTATTAGTCATTGTCATATTTGTATTTTTAGGTTTTGGATTTTCATATACCCCTGTTAAACAGTCTTCAGCATCATCATGTTCATTTTTTCCTGTTCTCACATAATGTTTTAAATGTTTGGCAAATTCTGGCCATCTATCCTCCCAATTAATTGGAAAATAAATGTTATTCATTACTCCTGTCGAATTACTTAATATTCTTGCAACTTTGTTTTCTCCTTGATGAAACCAATTTACTTTTGTGTGAGTATTCTTTAACTCCTTTAACTCTTTTTGCACATTCCTTGCAAACCCTCTACCACCATTATTACTTTCTATATTCGCATTTCCTACATTATCTTTGGTCATCATTTCTGCTACTGCTGGTTCTGTCACTTCCATTGACTCTTGTGTATAAATAACATCCAAGATATAATATTCACTGTTATACATTTGATAGTCTATTGAGCATAAGTAATCGTCGCCCTCATCTGCTGTATCTGTGTAATTCATAATATAGTGTGCTGGTGGTAATTTTTCATAAGTTTTAAAGGATGTATATAATCTATTTTTTACATCTATTGGTTCTTGTTGATAGTTGGCATATATAATGTCTTTGTTCATATTTTTAGTCTTAAATTCATAATCTTCTTTACTTAATACATCTTCACACAACATTGAACCATCTTCTTGAACTGCTTTGTAGTTTATATGCCTTACATTAGGATAATTTTCTAGTATATATCCTGCTAAATCATTACTAGACCATCTTGTCATTATTATAATTAGCTTAAATCCATTTTCTGTCCTTGATAACATTGTATTATTAAACCAGTCTATATGATTTTTTAATGTATTTTCATTATAGGCTTCTTTAGCATTTTTTATGAGGTCATCTATTATCATTATTGTACATCCAAACCCTGTTGCAGTACCTGTTGGCGACGTTGCTAAATAATTTGACACCTTACTTCCAGCTAATGCCCACTTTTTTTGTGTAGCTTCGCCATCTTTAATCTTGGTATTAGGAAATATATCATTATATACGATTACGCCTTCTGTTTTTTCAGAAGCTATTGTGTCTCTTACTGATTTTGCAAATGAACTCGATAAATCCTCATTGTATGATCCTGTCATTATCTTTTCGTTTGGATTAGTTCCTAATATCCATTCTACAAATTTTCCTGCAGTTCTTGACTTTCCATGTCTTGGTGGCATATTTATTACACATACTTTTTCATCGCTCTTGTAAAAATCTTGTAATTGATAGCATAAATCTTTTAAAAAGTTACGTTCTTCTTCGTAAAAATCAGATGCAGTTAATTTACAATATTCAAAAAAATCACGTCTGGCTAATTCCAAACGTGCTTGTTTTTTTATTTCTTCTTTTAAATTATTATTCATTCAATATCTTTCTCAGTTCTTCTATTGACATTCCTGAAAATGGATTATTTGTATTAACATTGCCATCAATTGTTACTTTTTCCTTAAACATTCCTAAATGTTTTCCTAATAATTCAAGAGCCTTTGTTTTATCTAATAGTTTTACTTTTTGTGTATCTCCTATTTTTTCTCTGTCATCTCCATACCCTTCATATTCTTCTAAAGTTTCTAGTGATGATATTGCTCCTGCTGTATCGCTATCTATATCTGCAACATTTTTTAATTGTCCATTTTCTGTATATAATTTTCTTATATCTAAAAATGCTATTTTGGCTAATTCTTTTATTACCATATCTTGTGTAACTTCTGTTCTTTTTTCTATTTCTTTTTGCTTTTCAGATATGTATTCTTGAACCTTAACATTTCTTAACATTCTGCTTGATGCTGCATTAGCTGTTTCATCTTCTTTACATTTTGGATAAGCAACCTTATATGCTCTTGTTGCATTAAGGTCTATTAAATACTCATCGCAAAATCTTTTCTGTGCATTTGTCAATTGAATCACCTCTTTTGTCTGTATCTTATTTTTCTATTCAGCTAAATAGATATGTTTTCCGTCTCCTAATATATTTCTTTCATCGCATTTTTTTATAACTGACATATAACCTTTTTTTAATACTGTTGGTCTATCTCCTCTTATTATTGGAATTATAGCTATAATTTCTCTATTATCTTTCTTATAAATTATTAAATCGTCATTCTTCATTTATGTTCTCCGTACATATTCTTTTATTACTTCATTTATAAAATCATTACTACTTGCAACTACTTCGCATACATCTTCATAGCTGAATGTTTTATCGTCGTTTTGATTATGTCCGTATTCATATAGCCAAACATGTGTTAGTTCGTGTTTCAATGTCTTTATTATATTAGCTTGGTCTTTTAGTAGCATTATTGTTTGAGTTCTATATATTGTTACTCCTAATGTTCCATCACTTTTCATTTCGTTATTAATTGTGGCTTCATCTACTTCTTCTATTAACCATTCCGTATTATTTATTTTAAATTTCATCTTTATCCTCACATATATTAAAATATTTGCATTTATCGCTTTGTCTTTTCTTATTCTCATAAAATTTTCTTCTTCTATATTCATTGTCTATGTAGTTTGCTATTATACTACCTCTCATATACAACACTTCCTTTGTATAAAACACTATGTAATGATACCGGATTATACAAGGCGCTACCTCGTATCGTTTGGATTTCTGGTATCAACACAGCCTATAACCTTTAGCTTACGAGCCGAATCTCTTGGAAGTTCTGATATTCCTCTTCCCTGTGTCGGAATTAATATCTCAACCTTTTGCTCCCATTGCTTTTTTATATCATTACATACTATTTTACTTGGCGACAGAGTGAGGTGTCGAGCCCCAAGCATTTTACTGCTCCAACTGTTTTCAAGACAGTGTTCAAAGCCGTTTGAATTACTCTGCCATGTAGGGGATTTTAATTTTATTTTCAACGAAGGTTTCCCCATTTTTTACTCCGCATATCTAGGGGCTACCTAGAACCTGGCGACAACCTATGGACTTGCACCATATACCTTATTAGGTACGCATTTCTTAGCAGGAAAGCTCCAAACTTTTTGAATTAAGTTGTCATTTTACTAGGTATCGTTAATAGAAAAATAGAGCCAAACATTAAATGTTCAGCCCTGCAAAAGTTTATATCTTTTTTTCTCTATTATAATTATAACTCTTTCAAAACTAAATTTCATCCAAATTTTATCACAATTTTTCATTATTCACCTATATTTAGTACATCAAGCATACTTTTTATTGCTGTGTCTCTTATATTTAATAATTGGTTTATAGATTTTGGTTTTTGGAACTCCATGCAGTATTGTTGTGATACATAATCCCATTTAGATTTTTCCACATAATATATCTTTATAACAAACTTTTCTTCTGCTGATAGTTGATTAATCATATTTTCAACTCTTACTATTTTTTTGTCTAACTCGTCTTTCAATTTGTTTAGTTCTTCTAATTTGGTTTGTAAAAATTGCCTATCTTCTTTGTTTATGTGTCTTTCTTCTCTATGGTAATTCATTACCGTATTTAGCACTTTATCTGATACTTTGTTTGTATTACTATGTATGCTATCATAAGCTTGTCCAGCTAACTGCATATTTTCTATAATTTCGTTTTCTGTTTCCTCATATACCGTTCCAGCATATTCCAATCTTTCTTCGTATTCTTCTTTTTTTAATTGTATTTCCGTCAGCTTTGCTTGATTTTTTAAGTGATCCTTTAACATGGTTTCAACGTCTTCTTTTATGTATTGCATCTTTTGTACCTCCTACAAATATTTTTTTAGATCTTCTTTTCTGACTGCTAATGTTAACTTGCCTAACTCAAAACTTATAACTCCATCTTTATCTAATATCTCAAACTGCTTTTTTACTACTGTATCTCCATTTATCATAACCATTTCTATTTTATCCATTACATGTACCTCCAGATTATCTGATTTCTTTCGCTTTATTTATAAAATATTGTTTTATACACTCTTTACACTCTTTTGCATCTTCATATTCATTACAATTTGCTTTTTGCCCCATTTGTTTACAAACATCTTCGTCTATATCATGATTATTTATTGTTTCTGACATTAAATCAATTGTCTTGTCTTGTTCTTCTAGCATAGATAAAACTATTTCTATTGCTTCTTTATCTACATTATCTATTGAATAATCATTATTAAATTTTGTTGTTATAATTTTATTTGATCTCTCTACTGCTTGTTCTTTTGTCATAGCTTGTCTTCCTCAATTGGTAATATTTTAAAATCTATTTTAGCTCCAGTTTGTTGCTCTATTAGATCTTTTGTGTTTACTATAATTTCTGGATTGTAAGCGTTGTTTGGAATATTGTCTATTTTTAATATTGCCTCAATTTGTGGTCTCTCAAATAATTCTTTTGGAATATCTAATTGTATTTTACAAGCAATTTCATTATATGCTAAATCTGGTCTTGTTTTTCTAACACCTTTTATACCATTTTTATTTATAATCAACCAATTTACAAACTTCATTTTATTCTCTCCCTTCTAGTAGTTCTTGTAAGGCTCTTTTTTGATTCAATAAGCATAACTTGTCTTTTTCAACTGCTTTTTTGTATTTTTCGTCATCCTCGTCTAAATATATACATTCTGATATTGCTATGTCCAATTCTTCTATTTTGGCTTTTATTTTTTGAATTGGAATACAATACTTTTCTTTTATCCATTTTTCATTCTTGTATGATATATATTCATTGCTTTTTTCAGATTCGTCTAACATTTTTTGTAAAGCAATCCAGTCACAATTAACATCAAATTCTAACTCATTTTCATTTTTTCTTATGTTATTTTTTAATTCTTCATTTTCTTTTTGTAGTTTAAAATAATTTTCATTATAAACTAAATGTCCATTTCCACCTTCAATTAATTCAATTGCTCTATTTTTGTCTATTTCATCAAAATTATTGTTTTCTATTCTTTCATATAATTTCATTGTTATTCCTCACTTTCCAGTAATTTTTGTAATCTATTTTTTATATCTAAAGATTTTGTGTTCATTGCTCTTAATCTTACTATTTGATAATCATTTTTTCGATAACTTGCATTGATATTTGTATTTTTTGATATTATTTCTTTAGTCTTTTTTATATCATAATCAATTCTGTCTATTATATCTTTTAATTTTGATTTTGGAATATAATCGTTTCTTAAAATCTTATCTAGCATTTCTGGAGTACATATTTTGCCAACTGTATGTTCAAAATACCAATTTCTAGCATATATCAATTCTTCATTCTCTTTTCTTAATTCTTTAATTTGTTGTTTTAATTTTTGTTCTGTTCCATAACTTCCTTGTTCTAAATTATTCCATTCTTCCCAAGCTTGTTCTTTTTCTTCCTTTAATATTTCATTCTCTTTTAATACTTTTTTATAGTCTGATACGATATGTTCTAATGCTTGGTCTATTTTTCTATTCGTTTTAATTCTATCTTCATATTTCATTAATAACATAGCATATCCATGTGTTCTTAATTCTTCTAATGTTTCAATTTCTTCTTCTATACTATTTCCTATGCTACCGACATTTGTGTCGTTACCATCTAATAATTCTTGTAAAGTTTGCAATGCTAAATGTGTATCTACTGCGAATCCATAACACCTTAAATCACTTTCTTCTTTTTCTTTTAATTGCTCTATCTTATCTTTTATTTTTGATTTAGAAATGAAGTTCAACTTAATTGTCTGTGGTGTATAAATATGTGTCTTGTCGTATTCTACTTGTTCTTCTAATCTATTTTTTTCTTTTAATACTCTTTTATATGCCGATAAAATTGTTTCTTGAATATTTATTAATTCATCAGCTCTATTTATTTTTTCTTTATTATTTTTTTCGTATTCTATCCAATGTTCCATTATTTTTATAGCTTCTTCAATGTTATTTTCCACTACTCGTCCTCCTCTTCTAGTTCAATAACTTTTGCTATTTTTGCTCCACATTTAGGGCAATAATTATAACTATTATCTTCTGGTGTTCCATATTCAAAGTACCACTCTTCTTTACAATTACTGCACTCATATATAATATAATCATAATCATCTTTTTGTATAAAATTACATTCTTTCACTTAAAACACCTCCAAACTCTTTTTCAAGTTTTCGTTTCTCCGTATAATGTACTTTAGTTCTTGTTATTCGATGAATTATGTCGCATATAGTTCCTTTACTATATGGAAATGACCATCTATCCTGTCCAAAATATTCCATTCCTCTTGCAGACTTTTCTTCTAATTCGTCTATTTGTTCTTTATCTAGCTTACAATAAATTATATATTCTAATTCTCTATACATTTTTTCCACAATATTTTTGTACTCATCTAACCAATCCCATTTTATTTCTTCTATAAATTTAGGCTCTGCATATCTTATTATCTCTTTTCCGCAAAATGGACAGTATTTTATATTTTCTTCAAAATGAAATGGTTGAAATATATCTTCTTTAAAATATATTTCTTTTTTACAATTTGAGCATTCATGATATTTATATACTTCGCCTTTATACATCGGTGTTAATATAACTTCATCTGCTGTTTTTTCTTTCACTATGTATCACTCCTCTCCAGCTCTGTTAAAATTCTATCAATAGCGTAGCAATAAGGATAATTTCTATTGCCCATGCCTTTTAAAGTATTTGACCAGTCTTTTAATATTTTTTTGTTATATTCTAAATCATCATTGTATTGTTTATGTTCTATATAATACTTATACCAATATTCGCTTTTTTCTGTTGAAGTCATAGTCTTATCTAATATTTCAGTTATAGCTTCTTTTAATTTTTTATTTTCATTATCTAGTTCGTGATTTGTTGTCATAACCCAACAATTTTGTAAAGTATTTTTTGTTTCTTTAGATATTTCCTCTTTACTCATACCTTATTTGCTCCTTTACTACTAAATTTTAAAAATTAATATAATTGACATTATTATTGAAAATATTGTAGTAATATTTAATACATTAAATTCTCTTTTTATTTCTATAGTTAAGTAAGTTTGCAGTATTAAATTTATTATTATCATTATTTTTAACATATCTATTCTCCTCCTAATAATTCGCTATCTTCGTAGATGTTTCCAATTACTTCTGTAAATTTTTCTAAAAGATGAACTCTTCCATAAAATCTATCCATATTCATAACATCAACAATAAATCCATTGTATTCATAAATAACTTTTCCAATATCTATTTCTTTGCTTCCTGTTATTTTTACTATATCTCCGCTCATATATTTCTTTTCCGTTTTTATCGTGTAGTCCTGTATATTGTCCTATTGTCTTAATGTCTACTTCTTGTTCTCCTATACCGCCATAAATATCTATCATCTTTCCAGCTTATAAATGGTACATATTCATCTGCACGATTAAAATTAAAAGATAAATAACCATATACCCATTCACCGTTATTTATTCTTTTTCCTCTAAACTTTATTTCTCTACTCATCTTCTCCTCCTACTTTATAGCAATTAGCCAAGTATTGCTCTTTTGTTAGTATTGTTTTTATGTCTTCTTCCCATAAAGTACACTCGCTACTATCTTTGCTACTATCTATATCTATACATTTTCCACTTGGACAAGGTTCTTCATTTATCACATTTATTACTTTATATCTATTTACTATATCTCCAACTTCTATTAAATCTATTAGTTGTTTGCTGTGGTTTATAATGGTATGAGTAGATAAGTATTGTCTTTTAACTTTTACTCTTCCTTGAAATTGAATATGATATTTTGCTTGGCAATGCCCATTAAATATTCCTATAACTTGTCCTATATTTCCTTTATTAGTTCTTACATATTCTCCGTACTTCTATCTCACTCATACTTCTTCTCTCTCCTTTCTTAACATATACACAGTATCCTTTAGCGATTCTATTTCTATGTCTTTATTCTTTAACTCCTCTGACTTATCCCCTGCTAATATTCCACATACATACCCTATCATGAAACACACTATTACTATTATCACTACTCTTATACACTCACTTATTTTATATATTCTCTTATCATATATTTTCATATTTCTCTCCTTTATTCTCTTTTCTATCTATATTTTGGTGGGCGACCTCTTGCTATTTTGTTTGTTATGAGACTTAATTCATCGACTTTAAAGCATTCTTTGTAGCCATATATCATTTCTTTGTATAGATACATATTTTGGTTGCATTGCTGTATCAATATGTACTCATGTCCATCTTTACTTATTATCTTCGGTATTCTCATATTCTTTTATCTTTCTCCCAGAATAATATTCGTTGTACATTTGCATCCAATCATCTAGCCTCATTGTTACCAACCAATCTTTTCTATTTTTTCTGTGAAATACTGTAGGGAACTTATTGTCTTTTGTATTTCTTACTGCTTGTTCAATTGCTTTATCTATATTTAACCTTTCAACTCTTTTGCTTTCAATGTGTATATAATCAAGTCCTACTACATCATCTGCTTGTCCAGTATTCCCACAAAACTGTTGTGTTCTTCTACAGTTATAACCGTATTCTTTTAATTTATTTGCTAACTCTCTTTCTCCTGCACTTCCGCTTTCTTTTACTGTTTATTGCCATTTTTCTTTAGCTCCTCTCGTAATTTTTCTTGCCAATTTTCAATACCCTGTATAAAGTTTTTACATCTCATTACTGGCTTATAGTCTGTATCTTCTTGTTTGTTACAGCCTAGACAGTAATAACATAGTGTATTCTTTTTTATTTGTTGCATAAGCTAGTCCTTTGGCATTTCAAAAACTGCTGTTTCTTGTAATACATTGGTATATCCATCACATTCAGCTGTTCTATAATATCTATAAGATTTTATTATTTCTTGTAATACTTCTTTTGCTCTTTCTCTTGTTGCATAATGTCCAATAAACAAACCACACACTCCTGTTTCTACCTCATTCGTTTCTCTAAATATTATTATTGATTTAAAATCTGTTTCTCTATCTAATTCAATAGTTTTTATATTATCCAAATTTACTATTGCACATTTATCTTGACTTACTATTATCATAACTACCTCCTAAAATTATATATCCTTTAAACTTTGCTATTTGTAATTCTTGCTTTGTAATCCATTTTTGCCATTTTCCACATTTGCCACAATACAAGCCTCTTCTATTTCCTTGTATTTCTACAAATAATTTTTCACTATTACATTTACTACATTTTTCTTGCATAACTACCTCCTAATCGAACCAACCAAATATTGTTGGTGTATGTTGATTAGCTACTGCCAGTGCCCATTCATTGCTCCATTCTAGTTCAATTATATATTTGCAAATATGTGCCAATTTATTTTTGTTCTTTGTTTTAAATGTTATAAATAATATCTTATTTTTTGCTTTATATCTCTTTATGTATTTTTCTATTTCTTTTAGCGTTGTACTTCCGTCTATGTTTTCTGCCATATCTCCTAAAAATTCTTCAAGTTGTTTATATTGTTCTTTGTTCAAATTATGAACTAAGTTTTTGAGATATCTAAAATATTCTTCATATTCTTCCATAATTTCCTCCTAATAACTTGGTATATGATTTTCATTTTCCAGAATCATTTTTTCTATTTCTGTTGTTAATCTATATACTGCAACTTCTTTGTTTGTAATGCTACATTTCTTTGTTTTTTCTGTTGTTACAAAACCTAAACTTTCTAACTCTGTTATTCTTGGTCTCGCATTGTTTACGTCTGCCGTATTTGTGTAGTGCTTTTTATATAATTCTTGTGCTATCTCCCTTGTTGTCATTTCTTTATTTTCTAATATCTCTAATATTTGCTTATGTCTTTCACTTAAATGCTCTTGCATATCTTTATAACTCTTATGTCTTGTCATAAATGTTATTGTATTCATTTGTTAATCACACTCCTATCTAAATAATTCGTACTCTAGTTCTATCCTTTTGCGTCTGCAAAAATCTTCTATTTGTTTATATTTTTCTATTTCCTGTTCTATTTTTTGCAATTCATTACTTACTTTTTTATTTTGGACCAATTCTTTATATACTAGCTTTCTTAAGAATTTTTCCGTATCTACTTGACTGTATGTTCTTCCTGCTTTTGAGCTAAAATAGTTTAAAGTTATAATCTTTCCATAATAGCTCTGTATTGTTTCTAATTTATATCTTCCATTTTCTAATACTCTCTCATATAATGTGGTAGAACTTTCGTAACAATCTGAACTTTCGTGCAATAAGAATTTTTTACCTTCATAGTCAAAATATATAGCCCACGCTTTTACTTTTCTTATCTTTATTTTATTCGCTATCATTTCCATTTTTATCACACTCCTTTGTTTGCATAGAAATTGTTTAAATTGTCATATTGTCTTTGTTCATAATTTTTTGCATTTTTAGGTTTATCATTTTGTTTTTTATTATCATTATATCGCCCTTCTAATACATTAGTTGCTTTGTCGGTCCTCATAAGGAAGTCAAAATTTGCTTTCCAGCCATTATCATTTTCTCCTATAAGGAAATCTGTTGAATTAGCTATTTCGCATATGTTTTTAAACTGTTCTTCCGTAAATTCTTCAAGAAATTTGTCTATAGCCTTGTTTCGATTTTCTGTCAATTTTTGAACCTGTGGCAATTTTGTGCAAACAGAATTGTAAATATCTTTTATTTCATTTCTTTTCTCTTCTTTTTCTTTTCTATTATCTTCTTTTCTTTTAGGCACAACTGGTCGGCTACCTTTCGGTGAGGCTTCGGCGAATAGTCGGTGAATTTCCTTGCTATTTTCATCAAATGCAGGTAATTTGCTATTTGTAGGCTTTTCTATTTTCTGAAATGTATACCAACTTAAAAGGCTATAATAACTACTTCCGTCACAAGAGTAGAAAATTACGGACATATTAGAACTTATTTCTAATAAGGCTTTTTCTATGTCGGCACTTCTCATATCTTCATTGTAAGGGAATAAATTAGACTTTAAATACATTGGATTTGCTCTACCTCTACCTTCATCATCTGCAAGAGAAAATAAACCAATAAATACTATTTTTGCTAAGTTTGATAATTTCCCAAAATCTTCACTTTGCCATATACTAGGGTCTATCATTCTCTTTCTTGCCATTTAACTTCTCCTTTCGTAAAATAAAGGGCTAGTTTTTTGTTGCCTAGCCCTGTTGTTATAATCCTAATTCTTTTAA